AACGTTCAAGAATATCTATTATACAAAATAAAGCATCCTGTGCATCGTGTGGATTTCCGATACTAAATCTAGGAAACACTTTTATAAATTCGTTTAATACAGGTCCCAATGTAAAAACTTTAGTTTCTTGTGTTGTACAATATAAACGAGTTAAATTTTCATACGCTTTAGTAAAATTACAATCACCTTTATATTTATTATTCAATACATGAGATGATATCTCTTTCATATTCAATAAAACTTGTATAGCTGAGTTAAAATAACACGTATTTCCTAGATTTGTAAACCCATGCATCTAAAAAAAGGCGATAAAAAAGACTTAAGAAGAAGACGCGTTATTAAAAATGTAAACAAAATGGACGTACATAAAATATGCGACGTTATAAAACCAATAGTCGATAAATATAAAGACGAGGAAAATATTGAAATGGAATTTCGTTTGGGACGATTTAATGGATTATTTTTCGATACTAATGTAGGATCAAATACGTATGTCGATATTATAAAAGGTCTCGGTGAATATTCTGGATGGGAAAGAATTGTTGAGACTAAATCTGAAGTATATTCTCGAGAAGATAATAATACAAGATTAACTATAGACACTGTAACAGGTGAAGATACGTTGATAAAAAAAGAAAGACTTGAAAATATTGATTTTAAACAGTTACAAGGTTCGCCATTTGATATTCGTTTCAGTGTTTCTAGAGAAACACCTATTGAAGAAGATGACAACGATGATAATAATTGGGATAGAAAAGTTGTAAAAGAACGCAACTCTTATATCAGGAAAAACTTATCCATAGATAGGACAGTGAGTGCTGGTGGCAACAGAGATAAGGATTCTGAAGACTCAACTATATATCAATTAGAACTTGAAATTATTGATCCTAAAAAAATCACGGATATAGATATTTTATTCAATATTTGTCACAAAATAAAAGATATTTTTAATATGTTGAATAGTAATAAAACATGTTAGTGTGGGTACTAATGATATGTGTAATAATGATGATGTTTCACGATCCTGATAAACCGGAACATATACACGTATTAGGATATTCACCAAAATACTTTTATGTTTCAAACGGAGAATCGAATAAAATGTTCGAAAAATTGAAAAGAAATGGTATAATGGACGAGTCTTTGAAATACTTTATAATGAAAGAGGATAAACTATTAGAATTAGAAGTAAAATCTGTATGTTCACAAGTATCTAACAAATTGGATGCCTTTTCAATATCGGATCAAATAAAAAATCATTTTCTTGGTTACGATTTTTCATATCATGCGAAACACCTTAAACAAATAGCCGAACCAGAAAAACTCATAAACCGAAATGTAAAATGTTCATAAAATAAAACATAATTCGTCTATGTTTAGTAGATTCAATTTTGTGAAAATTGTCATAAATATACATTATTAAACCTTTTTCATGAAAAGCTCTATTTGATTCTATATAAAATTCTGGGTACTGTGTATCAATAAAATCTTCGTCACATAGATAATATTCCTTTTCTAAGTTAGACATAATCTTTCCATTTTCATTTCCATTAACATTTCTATAAATGTTAATGTAATCCATTATAGTATAGTTTATTCCTTCTATAATAGATGAAACTATATAATTATCCCATCTTTTATTATCGTCTGTATATCCCTTAATTGAATGAATATGATTGTTTAATAAAACACGAGGGTTTTCCATCTATATATTTACTTATTACCTTTTATTCTTTAATGCTTTACTTTCGAAATTTTTATATATTTGATTAAGTATTTGATTATTTGATTTACGTTTTGAGTTTGAGTTTGAGTTCGAGTTTGAGTTCGAGTTCGAGTTCGAGTTCGAGTTAGGCTTAGAAACTGGGCGTCTAATTACCTTATTTTTTTTAGGTAACGGTTTTTTCTTAACAACTTGTTGTTTTGGTTTCCGTACAACTTTAGGTTTTGGTGGTACAACTCTTTTCTTGTTTAACGGGAGTGGTTTTTGTTGGGATAATTCTCTCGACATTTTAATATAATTAATAACTCTATTACTATTTACTGCCGGTGTTTTAGGAAAAGACATAATAAATCTAACGACTTTATTTACAACATTTTTTCCAAATTTACCATAAACTTTATTAGCTTCCTTTTCGATCAACAATTCTTTTAATTCCTCTTTTTTATTCATTTTAAACCTGTATACCATATCTTTCTTAATCTTATCTGCCTCGCGCTTCATTAGTACTCCATTTTTAGTCACTAATCGTTTATTTATTTCCATTCTATTTAATTCAGATTTAACGTCTTTTACATTTTTATTAATATTCATAACATTACCGTATTTTTTCATCCAAGTTTTACCGTAAAGTTTAATGATATCATTTTTTATTCCTTTATCATCAAGTTTACGTTTTATATTAGTAGGTTTCCTTTTTTCCTTTTTCTGAGAATTTAACAAAACCTTCTCCATTTCGTTTGCGAGTGAATTCGGTGTATTTGGCGAATTGGGTTTTTGGAGTTTTTGGCATAATATCTTTACCGTATCTGAATCATTTACTGGTATACCTTTAGATATTGCAAGCGATACGAGTTGTTCTTTTTTCATATCCTTACAAAGTTTACTATCTATTTTAAAATTAGAATTACCTTTTTCAATTTTATCAAGTGCCTTACATATAGTATCCTTTTTATTCTTATTCTTGATACCAACAACACCCAACTTCTTAGCAACTTCAAGTAATACCGGTTTGGTAAGTCTTTCACACTTCAATCCTCCTATTTTCATTATACCCTCTTTATCGTACGTAATTTTCATATTCTTTGTTCGTTTAATAGATTTTTTCTTTACCGAGGGTTTTCTTTTTGGTTTTTTGAAACAACAATCATACCCTTGTGGATTTTTCCTAGTTTCAAAACCTTCTTTACACGGTGGTCTTCTAGGTTTGGGACACGTCGATGCTCTCAGTTTACCAGAAACAACCGAAATTTTATTCGCGTTTACGTTTTTATTAACCAAACCTAAAGTATATCCATTTTCGTGTAACTTCTTAACCAGTTCTACACCAACGTTATATGCAATCTCGATTTCATCCGGATTATCTTCACCTTGTATTTGAACAATACCCGATCCCGATTTAGTTGTTTTTGTAGAAAATATAAATGCACGATCTTTATATTTTATATAAAGAAAGGGTGCCTGTTCCGGTTCATATTGAAGGAAAGATACACCCCAAGTACGTAATTTAACAAATTCTCGTGTCATTTTTGATAATTCAAAATTCGCGTTCGTATAAAATTGACCCCCTATATTATTGTAAGATATATCATTGTATAAAAAACCTTGTTTTTGTGTATACGTATCTATTATATATTTACGCAGAGATTCAGGTTGTTTTTTAAGGTTTTTTGATCCTAAAAACCCACCCGATAACCTAATTTTACCAGTTTTATAAATATTAAAACTAAAATTCTTTTTTTCTATACCATTTGTCATATATCCGGTAAATTGCGCGGAAGAAAAATCTAAATCTAAATTCCCCTTTAAACCAAAATCTTTTGTGTGGATAACACCGGTTTGAAATCTTCCGTAAACACCTTTTATTTCGTTAACGTCTATGGTTATACCATCTGATATGGATGCATGACCCTTAGGTTTCTGTTTAAGTATATATTTAATATTAACACGTTTATCACCGTTCGTTTCGGGCGTGAAAAGCTTATTTACTAATGCATTATACATACCTGGTCTAAATTTACCCAAACGAAGTTCATTAAACATTGGTACATTTTCTCGTGTATTAGTATTCATACTCGGCATGATATCCGAACGCTGAACCTGTATGTTAGAATTTTTGACAAATTGACGAGGGTCCATACTTACACTACTCTGAGATTTTTAATCATTATCTATAACTGGTTACATCATACCCCTTTGTATTTTCTTTAGCAACGAGACTTATACCATATAGAACTTTTCTACCTTTATAATTATCAGGTTCACTTAACCTTTCTGGATTTGTGATAATCCAATAATCATTGACTTCATTCTGTATTTTAATACCACGCGTACTGAACGATCCGTTATAGAAATCATTGTTGAAAGTTGGACGAGCAATTTTCTTATCACTACAAAAATTTAAGAACATTTCTTCAAACAAGTCAATTGGAAATTTAAAATTTTCACCCATTTTGATCTCGTAATTCTTATACATTTCCAGTTGTAAATATCTTTCCAATGGGTTTGTAGCTGAAGCAATTTGTTCCCGAATTTTAAAGAAATATTTAGGGAGTACACTCCAAATGTCCCTGTTTTGATATTTTTGAGCATACTCGAGATACCCACGAAGACACTTTTCAATTATAACTGGTATTTCAGATTCGAGTTTTGTATCAAGCATTGGGTCCGTATCCTTATCAGTAACCTGTTTTCCAAAATGAAACGTGACCATACGTCGCAGAATACTACCCGATTTATCTTTATACTGCGGAACTTCATTACCTCCGAGAATACCGGGTACTTTCCATATCAATGTTTTAGCTGTTTCACATTTTACAGCGAGTGAAACTTCTTCACCGGAAACTATAGATTGAAATTCAGCCTGTTCGAGTTGAAAATCACCTTTAATTTCTGGTGCAACAAACATTAACGCGTTATGAATAGACGATAATCCAAATTTTCTCTCTATATTATTCGCTATTGTTTTAACATCAGCCGTTTCATAAAATTTACAGAAAACTTTTGTGATCAATGTTGACTTACCTGAACGTGCAATCCCTTTTAAAAAGGGTATAATTTGCCATTTATCCAATTCGTTAAGTTCAAAACATAACCGACCTCCTAAAATGTACATCCATTTGATCACATCATCACTAAATTCTTGATACGTAAGAACACTTTCGAAATGAGGTGTCGGTATATCTGACCAGTCTTCTATCATGTTATGATCTTCAAAATCAACATCAAAATATTTACAACTTACGATTGTTGGATCAAGATTTTTATATTCTTTTGAATGATACGGGTAAAAGACCGTGTGATATAATCCTGTTTTGTCGGACCATTTTGAACCTATAAAAATACCGTTTTTAAACGACCAAACCCTTCTATTCTTTACAATTTCCGGAAATTGTATATCTGTACAATCTGTTAAATGCTTTATGACTTGAGAAAACATAGCTGTTCCATTTGATGATGTCAAATCCTTCCACAATTCATACCATGTTTCTTTATTAGCGATTCGGTGAACATAATCTTTTATGGGTTCATCCTGTTTCCAAGCACGCGTCTTATACCCTTCAGTAGTTATAATCTCTTTACACGTATACCCTCGGTAACGTTTTGTATCATTTTTATGAAGAGAATCAAAAATTGCCATTATACACTTTTGGAATACGTTAAGTTCTTCAAAGTCTGGCATGGAACATCTAAATAGCGATGGATTTGTTGTAACTTCTAATGGAACTTGTGTTGGGTTATTTTTACGGTCGTAAATACGATTAGTACTAAGAACAATATTCCACGAATCACAAAGCTGATCGGTGAGTCTTCTGATTCTAAACCCTATATCTAAATCATCATCGCTTCCCATATCACTTGAAAGTATATCGAGTATTTTTGCACGGTTAAAATATTTACTGTTTCGATCTAACAAATGTCTATATACTTTTTCCTTAACTCTCATATCTACATATTTAGGCCTATTCGTTATAATATCTAATTCTTCAGGTGAAAAGAATATTTTATACGAGAGTTCCACCGGATTCAAATTAACAAGCTCTGTATTATTTCTATCTGGTAGTAATCCAACATTCTTCTCTTCGTACTTTATTGCCCTTAGTAATTCTTCTGGATTAAGATCGTCAGTGCGATTTGCCATGTCATGATAAAAGGCGTCTTCGCGGTCTGCATCCGGAGTAATGAATAAGGTGTTTGGATCCATTTCTTGTATTATAATTAATACACGCTAATTTTTTATACTCTTTTTTGGAGTTGAGCTAACATTTTTATCATTATCTTGTTCTGAACTTCAAGTTGTCTCGATATGTTTACCAGGGCTGAGCATACAGTTTCACCTTCCTCGTTTGTTAGTACGGAACCTAAAAGAGCACCCATATTATCCAGACCAAAAGTTTCATCTTCCATATACTCGTCATCAAAATCATCATTTTCTAATTCATCGATATCTGGGAGTTCGCCTCCTACTGTAGTTAGTTCATCTTCTTCAATATTCGATCCAGTTTCCGATTCGGATCCAGATTCAATTTCGATATATTCTTCATCTACGGATTCAAGTTTTGGTACATCGTCGTCTGACATTTATATGTATCAGGAAAAATCAAACCGTGTTTTTTCGCGAAATCGTCCAAAATAAAAATCTCATGTTATAGTACAAAACAAACAAAATGGCCGGTGGTCTCATGCAATTAGTCGCCTACGGCGCCCAAGATGTCTACTTGACTGGTAACCCAAAAGTCACTTTCTTCCAGGCGGTTTACAAACGCCACACAAACTTTGCGATGGAAACTATCGAACAAACTGTCAACGGTACTGCCGCGAACTCGGGTCGCGTTTCCGTGACTGTCGCCAGAAACGGTGATTTGATCGGTGACATGTACATCGAATTATTGAACCAAGCTGAATTGCTTCAATCTGGTGCCGCGGATGGTGCCGCGAAAACGTCCGCGTGGACTGGATGGGTCGCCGAGCGTGCGATTAAGTCCGCTGAATTGTCCATCGGTGGTCAAAGAATCGACAAACACTACCAAAGATGGTGGAGATTGTACTCCGAGTTGTACTTGGATGAAGCCAAGAGAACCAACTGGGGTAAGATGACATCTGCGACTGTCACTGCCGCGGGTGCCGTTTACTTGCCACTCATCTTCTTCTTCAACCGTAACCCAGGATTGGCATTGCCATTGATTGCCTTGCAATACCACGAAGTCAGAATTGACTTTGACTTGGCGTCCAACTTCGACAAGTACTTGAACCCTTCCACTTTCAAAGTGTGGGGTAACTACATCTACCTCGACACTGAAGAGCGTAGACGATTCGCGCAAAAGGGTCACGAATACTTGATCGAACAAGTCCAGCACACTGGTACCGACACGGTCACCAAGAACGCGACCAAGCAAGTCAGATTGTCCTACAACCACCCAGTCAAGGAATTGGTGTGGTGCGTTGCCGAAGGTGATTCCGAAGGTGCGCAAACTGCGTGGAACTTGGGTTCTGAAGACGCCAACGCGGATGTTGATATGACCGTTGTTCCAGTTATTGCCACTTCGAACACGTTTATCGCTGCGAACCAATTGGGCTGCCCAAGCTATGATGCCGCTGGTTCTAAGACTAGTGCCCCATTGGCCTTCACTGAAGAAGTCATGGGTAACTTGGACACGTTCAAATTGGTCCTTAACGGCCAAGACAGATTCAAGGAACAATCCGGTAAGTACTTTAACCAAGTTCAATCGTACCAACACCACTCTGGTACCCCATACGCGGGCGTTTACTCGTACTCGTTTGCGCTTAAGCCAGAAGAGCATCAACCAACTGGTACATGTAACTTCTCCAGAATTGACAACGCGCAAGTCGCCATCAAGTGCAGAAACGTCGGTGGTGCGACCTCCAAGAACCTCGACATGTTCGCGGTTAACTACAACGTTCTCCGTGTCCAATCGGGTATGGGCGGTCTCGCGTTCTCCAACTAAGCGTGTATTAAACGTTTACTAGCAAATAAATAAAATTTAAAAAATATATACAAATAAAATTTAGATTTTAAAATTTAGACCAAATTTTAAAGTTTAACGCCCAAAACACGACGCAGTTTTTGCATTATTTTAGGGTCCGGTATCGATTTACCCAATTCATACGACGAAATTATGTCTGAAGATACGTGTATGAGATTAGCAAGATCTTTTTGTGTATATTGTTTTGCGACACGTGCCCGTTGGATTGTTAACCCCGTTTCTTTACTGACCTTTTTGTGCGTCCCTAACTCCGTCTCGTCAAGTTTCTGTTCCGGTGATTTACCCGAATATTGACTCCGTTTAGGTAATTTGATCTCTTGACCCATAAACTTAACGTATTTTTCCTTTTCTTTTTCTTTAGTAACACTTTTACCATGTATGGTAACTTCATCCCAATCTTGGTGGAACATGTTTTATATTATAAATACTTAAAATTTTAAGTCTTTTTTTTTTGTATAAATGAAAAGTGTTTATATATTCTTAATAATTTTTGGAACTGTGTTTGGATCATGTGTACTGTTTAATCCATTGGTTAAATGCTATTATTACTGTTTCCCATATAAAAAGGAACACGTTGTTGAAATATAAAGATTTTATCGTATATACTAGTAAGTATGATAGAAGTCTACACAGACGGAAGTTGTCTGGGA